AATGGCAGTGGCTACAGCGACGGCACCTTCTTCCTTTATTGCCTGTTCGTCCGGAATGGCGGCGCAAATAAAGACTTTACTCATTTTGTTTTACCTCATTACAGATTTAAGGGTGAACAAATCCCTGCCATTGCTGGCATATAAAAATGAAACTGGATATTAATTACGGCGCTGTTTTTAATCCTGCCGGGATTTCGTTATTGTCCATGTGAATAACTTTATCGACCGGATAACAGTTGCCGGGAATTTTCTGTTCCGCTGCGGCAGCCATGCATTCTTTCATTGAGTTGTACATGCCGGTGATTGCATCAAGCGACTCACCAGTATTGAGATGTACAGTCAGAATGAGTATGAATAATGTGTTCATCGCCACTCTCCGAAAATACCGAGTTTAAGAAGGGCAATTCTGGAGAGTATGGAATTGTCATTCAGCAGGTAGGGTTCATATTTTCTCATATTGATTGCATCCTCGGTGAAATCCCTGTTACTGAGCAGAACACCAATATTAAAGCACCCGTCAGACGTATTAACGTTTGGTAGTGACGTTTCCATTATCGCGTCCTCAACAATGAATTTTTAGCAATTGCTCCACAGTCATATTTTTAATTGCGCTCCGGTTTACAAGAGTCCATCCTTGTTTCTCCAGATAAAACCGGAAGGTATCCAGGGTGCAGACCATTGCGCCGTCAGGAACGGTTTCAGTGAATTTGATATTGCCGTGTTCGTCGAGACGGATAACTAGGGTGCGTCCGTCCCCGTGAATCATTTTGTCGGGAGACGGGGCGTTATTCTGGCGCAGTTCTTCCTCCATGCGATCGAACTCAGCGATGTAGGCTTCTTTGAAAGTTGCGGCTTTTTTACCTGTGAACCCCATCACCAGGAAAACGAAGCCGTTTTTGGTGATTTGGTACATGGGGCGTTTTTCGCCTTTGGCGTCGGTGTAGGTAACGGGCGTAAAATTGCGCTCGTTAAAATCTTCAGAGCATTCTAGCGTTTCAATTTTGCGCAGAACGTCCTTGTGCATTTTGCGGAAGAACTCTGCAACCGCAACAGACGTAGTGACAGCGCGACCATTTTCGATGGTTACGTCAGGGTGAGAAAGGGTAGGGATAGTAGCCATAATGGCAGCCTCTTGGTTGAGTATTAATAACTCACCACCAAGGTTTTCCACGACCATAAGGGTGGTGAGGCGTACAGGGGTGGAAATACCGGTCAACCAAGAATCCGGCCAGCCTTGCAGCTGCCCTGCACGCCCCACCATAATCTGAATGTGGCTGTGCTTGACGCATAAAAAAACCGCCTGAGCGCGGTTATGCGCTTGATTGAATTCCGGGTTTCCACGCCCGGCACCCGTTTTATGAGGTGCAGGTGCACTATAATTCCACCCGTTCTGGTTTTCAATAGCTACATTCAACATTTTCTCTTACCTTTCATCACCGAAGTGAACTTTGTTGATGCGGTGCCTGGTGCCTCCAGGTGACGTTAACCAGTTAACAATTAACGCCGGATACAGAGAATCCACCCATAACACTGTTTTTGGTTTTAACTGTTCCGCGTGCGCTGAGCCGCATTCACCGCATCACAAAATTCACTTTAAAAAGGGCGGCAGAGCAGCCACGGAGTAAAACTGATACTGCCAAACGTCACCAGAAAATTGATAACAGAGGGCGTTGCAGCGGGGTTGTCACTTAAGCGTATGGTCAACCTGACAACCCGGTGTCCTCAACGGGGAAGGAATAACCCCGCCATACTTACCGCCGCGCCATTTCGCGGAGTGCCACAACCGGAAGCGCACGGTCGACGAAAATTTAACGACAGGCTATCTATGAACCAGCAACCTCGCCGTGCACTTTCGCGTTATGCTCTGACTTTTCAGAGAAATATCCTTTCAGTAAACTGTCAGTGCCGGATGTTCACCCGTGTCCGGCGCACGCACTCCACTTCACCCGTGGAGAACTCCTTAATTACCAACCTTAGCTTCGTTGGTTAGCTATTAACGCGGGTATGTAATCATTCTGGCAATGCTTAATGCCGCTGCTTTTTCCAGATTGGTGATATCCTGCTCCAGAGCGGACAGATTTTCAGCCTGCTTAGCCCTGGCTTCATTGGCCCATTTCAGGTCCTGCGCTGCCTTAATTTTCTGGTGCATCCACTCATAAAGTTCATCATCGGTATAGTCTGGCGCGATGATGACGGGTTCTCGTTTCTGCATGTCGGCTCCTTGTGGTTAGCGTTGCCTGCTTTTAACCACGTCAGGCGAGGTGGTATCCTCTGAGGGGTCTGTTACTCGAGAGGAAATTGGTTATGAATACAATCAAGTTTTCTTGCCCAGAATGTGGCGGCGAAGTCTTTGACACATCCTTTAAACCGCATGGCTCTGACAGTTTCGCGGGAGCCATCTGCAAAAATTGTGGTCACCTTGTAACTGAAGATGAGTCCTCGCAGTTTGATGACGAAATCGTTGACAATATCTTCGGTGCACTCACCAGAGACTTTCTGAAGTAAAGGCGCATACCGCTTAGTTACCGCTCTGATAATTCTTACCTGTCCGGCAATGGCGCTGATATCAATATAAAGCGCCATCGCTGTTTCTTTGCTGATCCCTGGATGCCTTCCATTCTGATGTTTGACTTCGCCCACTGAGAAATCCTCTGTTTCCCCTTAACGCCGGGGTAGCGGAACTAAGACCTGTCGCACCGTTGTGCTTTGATGGAATACATTGTTCTCTCTAGGTGAACAAAAGTCAACATGATGAATACGCAAAAAAAAAAAAAAACCGCCTTGCGGCGGTATGATTCTGTAAAATAAAGAATTATTTTTGTCGTGTTATTGGGTCGACGTATTCTGAGTAAAATTCGGTCAGTTTTTGGAGTCGCATTTGAAAAGCTGCCAGCATATTTCTACGTTCTACAGGTGGCAGGTTTCTGTAAACATCAAGCAGGGCCTTCTCGTCATCATCAAGCGCCTCTCTATTTGTCTCTTCTTTCCCTGTCAGTAGCCAAGAAAGGGAAACGTTTGTGGCTTCTGCAATTTTGGCTGCGGAATCTTTACTGATTGTTCCTCTTTTTTTCCATGCGTTGACTGATGAACGACCTACACCAGCGATACGCGCTAAATCTGAACCACTTAAATGATGCTGTTGAGAGATCGTATCTAACCTTTCTGCTAGCGGGGTGTCGTATTGCTTTTTTCTCATGTCCATTTGGCAATTATAACCGTTCAGTGAACACTAACAATTCCTCGAGGTGTTGACTTGTGTTCGTTTTAAGTGAACAATCGTTGTGGTTAGTTGAACTGGAGGTTGTATGACAGCATTGGACAAAGCAATAAAGATTGCTGGTGGTATTCGTCCGCTAGGGCGTGCAATAGGGGCTTGGCCATCTCAAATACACAAATGGGCAAATGAATACAATGGTCGAGTGCCGACGGGAGAACGGGTTCGTCAAATTTATATTGCAACTGGGGTTACTCCTCATGAATTGCGACCAGATTTATACCCGAATCCAACTGACGGGTTGCCTGCTGGAGATAAGGCTAACACACCAAATACACCGGAGTTGATTCATGAAAATCAAGCATGAACACATCCGCATGGCGATGAATGCCTGGGCGCGTCCTGATGGCGAAAAAGTTCCAGCAGCTGGAATAACCCAGGCTTATTTTGAGTTGGGTATGACGTTTCCTGAACTGTATGACGACAGCCATCCGGAAGCCCTGGCTCGCAATACACAGAAAATTTTCCGCTGGGTAGAGAAAGACACCCCTGATGCAGTTGAAAAAATTCAGGCGTTGTTACCAGCGATCGAAAAGGCAATGCCACCTTTGCTGGTGGCCAGAATGCGCAGCCACAGTTCAGCTTATTTTCGGGAGCTGGTGGAGACGCGGGAGCGACTGGTGAGAGACGCTGATGATTTTGTCGCAGTGGCAATCGCCGGTTTCAATCAGATGAACCGTGGTGGCCCGGCAGGAAATGCTGTGGCAGTACATTGACTGACAATAGCCATATCGAATCGCTTCCGGCAACTCGTGAGTAAAATGATTCGGTATCAGAAGAGGTGAGTATGGCTAACGCCTGGCTCAGATTATGGCATGACATGCCAAATGACCCTAAGTGGCGAACAATTGCCAGGGTGTCAGGGCAGCCAATTGCAACAGTGATGGCAGTGTATATCCACCTCCTGGTGAGCGCGTCACGAAATGTCACGCGAGGTCACATTGATGTCACGACAGAAGATTTGGCAAGTGCGCTCGACGTGACAGAAGAGGTAATTGATTCAATTTTGCAGACGATGCAGGGGCGGGTACTTGATGGTGATTTAATCACTGGATGGGAAAAACGCCAGGTGCTGAAAGAGGACAACGGCAATATTTCGCAAACCGCAAAATCTCCTGCAGAGCGCAAGAGGGCGCAGCGAGAGAGGGAAAGAAAGCGGGAACAAAATGGCGATTGTCACGGCGCGTCACGAAATGTCACGCACATGTCACGACGAGTCACGACAGATAAAGATACAGATAAAGATACAGATCAAGAAGATCAAAACACTATGGTCCATGGCGTAAAAAACGCCACGAACCAGGCAGGGGATGTTCAGACCGTCAATCCTGGTCAGCCAGCAGGCACGACACCGGAAGCCGATTCAGCGTATGCGCTGAAAGCCGATTCGGGCGCTGTGCAGCAGGTGATGACCGCAAGGCCGGAGCAATCACACCAACTGCAGCAGCCTGAAGCCGATTCCGCCATTCAGCGGGAAGCCGATCGGGTAGTCCCGGAAAGCACCGGGCAGTCTGTGGGACGAGTGGATTATCCGGATGTGTTCGAACAGGTCTGGCGGGAATACCCGTTGCGTGCCGGGGCAAACCCGAAGAAATCCGCTTTCAGTGCCTGGAAGGCCAGATTGCGCGAGGGGGTGCCACCAGAGACCATGCTGGATGGTGTGAGGCGTTACGCGAGATACCTGGCG